AGCAGGGCGATGACATGAAGCGGGAATACCCGTCGACGGCCGACGAGGCTTTCGAGGCATCGATCGAGGGCGCCTATTTCAAACACGAGATGGCGAAGATGCGCAAAGAAAAGCGTATTTGCCGCATCCCGATCATGGATGCGCCGGTCTATACGACGTGGGATCTCGGCCTTAACGACATGATGACAATCACGTTCTGGCAAGATCACGGCTTTGAGCGGCGGGCGATCGACTATTACGAGAACAGCGGCGAAGGCTTTGGGCACTACGCCAAGGTCCTGACCGATCGCGGCTACAATTACAGCCGCCACTACATGCCGCACGACGCGGACCAGCGCGCGCTGACCGATGTTGCAGAACCCCGGCGTATTCATGCCGAGCGGGCCGGCATCAAGCCTATCGAGGTGCTGAAGCGCATCGAGACAGAGCAGGCGGGCATCGACGCCAGCCGCGCCTTCCTCGCTTCGGTCTATGTCGATGAAGAGCGTTGCGCGCGCCTGATCCAGTGTCTCGATAACTACCGGAAGGCGTGGGACGACAAGCTCGGCGTCTTCAAGCCGTACGCGCTGCATGACGAGTTCAGCCACGGATACAAATCATTCGAGAGCGCGGCGATCCGGCCTGACCAAGTGAAGAGCCGCAAGATCGTCTACAGCAACAGAGGAATCGTCTGATGGCCACCCAGTTGCGGCCACCCGCCGACGATTACGTGATGTCGGATGACGAACTGATCGCCCTCCTTCGCAACGAGGAGCGCTCGGCGATGAGCTGGCGCGACACCACGCTTGCCGACGAGCAGGCGAACGCGATCGACTATTACGAGGCCGAGCCGTTCGGGGACGAGGAAGAGGGGCGCTCTCAGGTCGTTGTTCCCGATGTCGCCGAGGTCGTCGATTACATGCAGGTATCGGTGCTGCGGACGGTGTGTTCCGGTGACCGCGTCGTCGAGTTCGAGCCCGGCGATACCGACCAGATCCCGGAAATCCCCGACGCGCCGAAGAAACCGCAGGGTGACCCGAACGACCCGGCCATGGCCCAGCAGGTGCAGCAGTACCAGCAGGCCAAGGCGGCATATGACCAGCAGATCGCGCCGTTTCGCGACTGGGAGACGAAGCGCGTCCAGGCCGCCGAGGATGCGACCGAGGCGGTCAACTATCAGTTTATGCGCCGGCAGAACGGCTACAAGGTGCTACTCGACTGGCTGCAATCCGGGCTGATTGAGAAGGTGGGCATCGTCAAGACGGCGTGCATCACCGAGCGCAAGAAGGTCAAGCAGACCATCACCATCCCGGAAGAGGGGCTGGCGCAGCTTGCGGATGAGGGCATCGAGGTTATCGCCGCCGATGACCTGGGCGATGGGCAGTTCACGGTCACGATCAGCCGTGAGACGCAGACCAAGAAATACGTCGATTATCCGCTGCCGAGCGAAGAGTATCTGTTTTCGGCTCGCACCCGTGACGAAGACGACGCGGAATATCAGGCGCACCGCTGCCGCAAGACGCTGTCCGACCTGATCGCGATGGGATTCGAGCGCGACATCGTCGAGAGCCTGCCGACCGAGGATAGCATCGTCGATCTGGATCAGCGCGCCGTCGAGCGCTGGAATGACGAGGTCGTTGACAGCGTCCACCGGCCGCTTGCCATGCGCAAGGTCTGGCTGCTCGAGGAATATATCCGCGCTGACCGTGACGGTGACGGCATTGCCGAGCTGATCAAGGTGTTCCGCGTCCACGACGTGCTGCTTGAGAGCGAAGAGGTCGATGAGGCGCCGTTCGTCACATGGACGCCATTCCCGCGCGCGCACCGGATGGTCGGTAACTCGCTGGCCGAGAAGGTGATGGACATTCAGCGCGTCGATTCCGTGCTGACCCGCCAGGCGCTGGACGGCGTCTACCAGACGAACAGCCCGCGCATGGGCGTGAACGTCGAGGGCGTCACCGATGAGACCTATGACGATCTGCTCGTGGTGCGGCCGGGCGCGATCGTCCGGTACCGCGGCACTGGCAACAAGCCCGAGCCGCTGAACGAAGCGTTCGACATCTCCAAGTCGCTCGGCATGCTCGAGCACATGAGTGGCCAGCGCGAGCAGCGCACCGGTATCACGCGGCTCAATCAGGGGCTCGACGAGGACACGCTCAACAAGACGGCAAGCGGCCAGGCTGCGCTGCAGGCGACCGGGCAGCAAATGGAGGAGTTCGTCGCTCGCAACTTCGCCGAGGGCATGGCGCGCCTGTTCGCCAAGAAGCTGCGGCTGATGGTCGAGAACGGCAACCCGATCGCGCTCAAGGTCGATGGCTCCTATCGCCGTGTCGATCCCGCGTCCTGGGACAGCAACATGAACGTCGCCGTCCGGGTCGGGCTCGGCTCCGGGCGCAAGGAGCAGCGCCTGATCTACCGCGGCCAGCTGGCCAGCTTCCAGCAGGAGGGCCTGCCGCTCGGCCTGACCAACGCCAAGAAGATCTACAACAACGCGGCCGCGATGGTTCGCGATTCCGGGCTGGGCAACCCGTCCGATTACTGGGTCGATCCCGATAGCGATGATTACACGCCGCCAGAGCCGCAGCAGGACCCTGCGATGGCCAAGGCGCAGGCGGACATGCAGATTGCCCAGCAAAGGGCTCAGTTCGACGCTGAGCAGGCCCAGCAGGCCCAGCAGCTGGCCGAGGCCAAGGCACAGGCCGAGATCGAGACGCAGCGCATGGTTGCCGAGGCGAAGCTCGAGGCCGAACGCCAGCACGGCGAATTGAAGCTGCAGCTGGAGCGCGAACGCTACGCGGCCGAGGCTGATCTTGCACGCCAGAAGGCTGAGCAGGAAGCGTTGCTCGCACAGCAGAAAGCCGAGTTCGAGGCCAGTCTCGCGCAGCAGGAATCCGACCGCAACTATGAGCTCGCGCGGCAGCAGGCCGAACGCGATCACGAACTGGCGCGTGAACGGGCCGCTGGCGAGCACGCGGTTGCGCTCCGCAAGGCAGAGAACCCGCTGCCGAAGAACCGTCCAGGTGGAGACCTTTCGAAATGACCGACTTTTTTACCAGCCCAAGGAGTGTTCTAAATACATGCCTCGATCCATTGCCATCCGCGGTCGTCGTCGTGGCATTAGACGACCATGGTGGGATCGCGGTATACGGGTCTCATTCGACGCCCATCACTATGATGTTGGTGAAGCGGGCGATCCCCGAAATACTTGCACTAAGGTCTCCCGACGAGACGGCTGCGCCCACGGCCACCGACGAAACCAACCCGAGCATCGGCGACCTGATCAGCGACGTGCGGGCGATCAAGTGCGCGATCATGGCCTATCAGGAGGGCCAGGGACACGGCGGCCACATCGACGCAGCATACCGCTCGATGGATGAAGCATGGGGCCACCTCATGCTCATCCAGGCGACAGGCAGCGTGGCGCCCTGATGCCTGAGACCGCACCCTCCAAGCTGTTGCGCGACGAGGCAAAGAAGCTGCGCGTGTCCGCAGTCGAGCGTGCGGCTGCGGCTGAACGCCTCCGCACCGAGGCGACCGAACACGAACGCCAATCCGACGACATGAACCGCCGGGCCGCCGAGTGCGACGCGGCCGCCGATCAACTGGGATCTGTGAAATGAGCGACGACGCACTCCAGCGCGGACGCCGATGGTCAGCCTTCTACGAGGAAGAGGGCGGCCTGCGCGACATGATCGCCGCACTCGGGACGGTCTACATCGAACGCATGTCAACGGTCGAGCCGTGGGAGACGGACAAGCTCTCCAAGCTGGCGATGGCCAACAAGATCACCAAGCAGCTCGATGGCTTCATTCTGGAGGTGATCGGTACCGGCAACGTCGCCGCGGCCGCCAAGCGCCACCGCGAGCAGATCGAAGCCCTCCCGGCCCGCAAACGCCGCCTTCTCGGATTTGGAACGGAGTAGACCATGGCCACGCATTTTGACGACTCGATGAGCACTGCGGCTGAAGCATTCAGCCAGCTGCCGCCCGCGCCAACCTCCGCTGAGATCGAGCAGGAGGACCTGCGCCAGGAGGAAGAAGACGCCGAGGATGAAAATCCTGTTGACCCGGAGGGCGAAAGGCATCAGGATACCGGCGACGACGAAGGCGATGAGCCGGAATCGTCCGACGAACAGGACGAAGAACCGGCAGAGCCGGCCATCGACCCGCCTGTGAGTTGGGATGCCGAGGCAAAGGCGGTGTTCGCCACACTCCCACCCGAAGCCCAGCGCATTGTCGCTGACCGGGAGAGCCAGCGCGACAAGCTCGTCAACACCAAGGCGATGGAGGCGGCCCAGCACCGCAAGGCGGCTGAGACTGTCACCCACGAATACACCCAGCTTCACCGGCAATACGCCGAGCAGCTGGCCACCTACGCACAGGCGCTACAGCCACAGCGGCCGGATTATAGCCTCATCGCGACCAATCCAGCGGCCTACGCCCAGCAAATGGCGGAGTACGAAGCGGCGATTGCTCAGCGCGATTATCTGACGCAGCAGTCCACCGCAGCCACCCGCCAGGCAGACACCATCGCACAGCAACAGGCCGCGTATCAGGCCCAGCAGGACGAGGCGCTGTTGACCGAGTTGGTCCCGGAGTATTCGGACCCGGTCAAGCGCACGGAGTTCCTGACGAATGTGATCGGTGTTGCTCGGGAGCTCGGCTGGCCTGACGACTTGATCGCCCAAGCGCGCCCCCATGACATTCTGGCGGTGAAGCAGGCGGCAAGCTGGAAGGCCGATGCCGAGAAGTGGCGCGGCCTGCAGAAGGCAAAGATGGAGCCCGTCCGCGCGGCGAAGACTTTGCCAAAGGTGACCAAGCCAGGATCCGCCCAGCCGAAAGGCAGCGCCCGCGCTCAAGGATTGCAGGACTCCCTCACCAGACTGCGCTCATCGGGCGACGTGAACGATGCAGCCGCAGCTTTCCGCAATCTCCGGTAGCGATACCGAACCAGGGGTAAATTATCATGGCCGTTGCATCGAACACCATCCAGACCGTCACTCGCGTCGGCATTCGCGAGGATCTGAGCGACATCATCTACAACATTTCGCCCACGGAAACGCCGTTCGTCACCTCGATCGGCCGCACCAAGGCGGACAACGTCTACACCGAGTGGCAGATCGACGCCCTCGTGTCGGCGAACGCGCAGAACAAGACCATCCAGGGCGATGACCTGTCGAACGAGAA